CTTGTCTCTAGTAAAGTTACGCCTAAACAATGGAAGAAATTTAAATCTTCTGTTGTGAAAGAGAGAAAATCAGATTTTCTCATCTTCAAGAGCTCCTTATTTGGAGAGCTTGGAGAGCGTACCCTAATGAATTTGTTACCACTACCAAAACTGGATAGTGACAGATCAATACGTATGTATTTATCTAAAAGGAGGCAACCAAATTACCGTTCAACTGATTATAAAACAGTTGATGGCACTGCGTTGAATACTTTCAATTCATTTGGTCATGGAAAAGCAAGAAAGTTTATTTCCACAAATATTTCAGGTTTACCTGAATGGTTTGTCAAAGAAATGTCATCAAGATGGAGTACTATACAACAAGTACAATACTCTCTAGATCGATATGATTTTGTAGGTCGAATAAGTTTTATTCAAGAACCTGGCTTTAAACTTAGGGCTATTGCTAACCCTTTACCTTGTTTCCAAATATTACTAGAACCCCTCAAGAAATCATTGTTAGACCTTCTTACAAAGGTACCTAACGATTTCACACATGACCAAGATTCTGGTTGTAAGTATATACAAACCTTACTATCGGATATGACTATGAGCAGCATTGATTTATCTGATGCTACAAATAATCTACCTCTAAAAGACCAGATTATGATGCTTGGAGCTATTTATGGCCACTCACATCCTATGATCTGTCTTTTTGAGGACATATCTACATCTAAATGGATTGTAGATAGTCCCGAGGGTGATCAGTTCCTTAAATGGAATACTGGTCAACCACTAGGTCTTGGCCCTTCCTTTGCATCTTTTGCTTTGTACCATCACTTTATTGTGAGGTTTGCATTAGTGCTAGGAGGCGAGGTTGAAGCTATAAACGATTTGGTGAAATCTCTAAATGGTGTTGAACCATCTAAAGAATACCCTTATGCTATTGTTGGGGACGATATTTCAATATCTTCTCAGTATCAAGAACACTACTTATCTGTGATGGAGTCACTTGAATGTGACATCTCTCTGGATAAATGTATCTTTGAGTCAACAGTAGCCGAGTTTTGTAGTAGAATTATTACTAAAACTCACGTTTATAGACAGTACAAATGGACAGAGGTAAGTGACAAAAGCTTTATTGACTTTTGTAAACACCACGGTCCACGTTCTACTGCCCTTCTCAAACCGAAACAACGGTTTGTAG